ATGCCTGATGGGTGGCAGGTAATCTCTACAGGCAATAGGCAATCAGACCGAGCAGGGGCTAACCGAGTACTGTCCCATCTGCGTAATCGTGAGACTGTATTGGAACTAGAAACCCATCTCGATGACTGGACTACATGGGCACTTGACAACAACGTAAGGTCAGAGGTCGTATCCTTCATTCGCTTCCGTCCTGCATTGCTTCATGACTTCGATGCTCAGCGTGACCAAAACGCTACGCCTCGTTCATGGGTTGAGGGTGTAAGCGATGTGCTTGGTGTATGCCCTACTGATGCTGAGTTCGAGTGCTTCAAGGGTGCAGTAGGTGAAGGTGCGGCGGCTGAGTTTGTAGGTTTCCTGCGTATCTTCCGTAAGCTACCTAACCCTGATGCAGTACTGATGAACCCGACTACTGCTGATGTGCCGACTGACCCTGCTACCTTGTATGCCCTGAGTGGTGCACTGTCTGAACGTGCTACTGAAGGCAACTTCGAGAGAGTCTGTACCTATGCAGAGCGTATGCCTGCTGACTTCTCAGTGCTTACTGTGTCCTATGCCTCACGTAAGAAACCCGAACTGGCTAACACGCAAGCGTTTACCAAGTGGGCGATGAAGCACTCAGACGTATTGTTCTAACCTAACCAACAGAAGGAGTACCACTATGAATCTGAATGACCGAGCACTACTTGTGCAGTTGTCCGTATCCCAATGGACAGCACGCAAGTACGACAAGAAGGCAACACAAGATGTTGCCAATACCTACGGCACATCAACCCAAGCAGGCAGATACAACAAGGCTTTACTGCCTGCCAATGACCTGCTTGACCATGTGCACAAAAAGACTACCCACATTCGCACCAAGTTTTATGAGAACACGTTGCCTTGGGGTATGGAGGGTACGCAGATGCTTCCCTCTGCCAACTACCTAGCCTTCATGACTGACTTCCGTAAGGAGAAGGGTGAGTGGCAGTACCTTGTCAACCAGTTCATCAGCAACTATGACCAGTTGCGACTGGATGCAAAGCGTTTACTCAACGGACTGTACAACGATGCAGACTACCCCGATGAGCAGGAGATAGCACGTAAGTTCAACATTGACATGGCTATCTTCCCAGTGCCATCGACCGACTTCCGAGTGAGCATTGCAAGCGATGAGTTGACACGCATCCAAGAAGATGTTGAGCGTAGGGTGACAGAGGCACAGACTGTAGCTATGAAGGAGGTATGGGATAGACTTTACGACCGAGTAAAGCACATGGCTGAGAAGTTAGCAGACCCCAAGGCTATCTTCCGTGACACCTTAGTGGATAACACCAAGGAGTTGTGTGCCCTGCTACCCCGTCTGAACTTCATGGATGACCCCAACCTTGAAGCACTACGAGCACAAGTGGAGGGTTCACTTATCAAACACCCTGAAGCACTACGTAATGACCCCGACCTACGCCGTGACACGGCAGTAGAAGCTAAGCAAATCATGGACAAGATGTCCGTATTCATGAAAGGACTTTGATATGACCTCAGTCGTACCTAACTTCGCCAACAAAGAACCGATGTCACCTGCTGACGAGAAGCGTATTGACCGCTTACTTGCCAAGGCACGTACCGCATTGGTACTTGAACACCCCTTCATTGGCAACATTGCATTGAACCTACCCTTCGTAATTGACTACACATGTAAAACTGCATGGACAAACGGCAAGCGTATAGGCTACAACCCATACTTCATGGACTCATTCGGTGATGAAGAACGCAAGTTCGTAGTAGCCCATGAGTGCCTACACCCCATGCTTGACCACAACTTCAGACGTGGTGAACGTCAAGGCAAACGATGGAACAAGGCAGGTGACTACGTTATCAACCAACTGCTGACTGACGAGAGCATTGGCAAGATGCCTACGTTTGCATTGCTTAACCCACAACTGTACCAAGCAGGTAATCAAACGACCGATGGTATCTACAACTTGTTGCCTGATGAACCCGATGAAGGTGGCGGCGGTGATGGTACTGAAGCTATGGATGACTGCCAAGATGGTGGCAATACCCCTGCTGAGAAGGCACAACAACAAGCAGAGTGGAAGGTACGTGTAGCACAAGCGGCACAAGCCGCAAAGATGATGGGCAAGATGAGTGCAGGACTAGAGCGATTGGTCAATGATGTACTTGCACCTAAGGTAGATTGGCGTGATGTCTTACGTAAGTTTGTCGAGAAGTGCCGTACTGATGAACGCTCATGGGCTAGACCTAATCGTAGGTTCTTATCACAAGGACTGTACTTGCCTAGCATTAGCGGTGAATCCCTTGGTGAGATAGCTATTGCAGTGGACTGCTCAGGTTCTATTGATGACAAGATACTGGCACAGTTTGCAGGTGAGATTAACGCTATCAAGGAGGATGGCAACCCTACCAAAATCCATGTGGTGTACTTCGATAGCGAGGTATCACACTACGAATCGTATGGTAGAGATGACACCCTTGACATCAAGGCACACGGCGGTGGAGGTACTGCCTTCAGCCCTGTGTTCCAGTACTTCACAGAGCATGACATTGAACCAGTAGCCTGTGTGTTCTTGACCGACCTGTGCTGTGATGACTTCGGTGATGTGCCTAGCTACCCTGTACTGTGGGTATCAACTGATGAAGGTGAAGCACCATTCGGTGAAGTGGTGGTAATGAAATGACGATAGTTAGTCCGTTCTATACCCAACTCAAGAAGGAGATTCGTATGCGAGTATCGCAAGAAGCGGTAGAGACAATCAACAACTTAGTGTTCATCATTGAGGAGATGTATCCCGACAATGAACAGTACCAAAAGATGTTGAACATTGATGATGTGTTAGCACAAGCCAAGCTAACAGTACAGAAACTAACCAAAGAAGGAGAGTGACATGGCAACAGTAAGATTCTCAAAAGAATTAAAGGATGCAATCGTTAAGAACGCAGGGCATATGTTCGACAAGCAGATGGATGCGGCAAGGGGTAATGTCAACTCAACATGGGGTGACCGCATATATGAAATCATCCATCGCAAATACATACCCTCTATGAACGCATTACCGATGTGCTTCTTCAGTGAGACTTCTAACATTAAGGTATCAAAAATCAACGGCAAAGACGTTGGTGGATTAGAGTGCAAGCTAACTAACTCACGCCCTGTACCTCACAACCTACCCAAAGATGTACCTGCCAAGGCTAAGGACTACTATGGCTACGAGTTAATCGGTAACGAGTGGGAGGATATAGCCCAAGAGATAGCTGACTACCAAGCTAACATCCTAGCAGTAGCTGATAAGAAGAAAGCCTTTATCGCCTCAGTAACACAGGTGATTGAAGCCCATGCGACTTTAGCCCCTGCTCTGAAGATGTGGCAACCCTTATGGGACTTGATACCTGAGGAGTACAAGGAGAGACACCGCCAAGTAGTAGAGCGTGAGAAGAAGGAAGTCAAGGTAGATGTAGACCTGTCTGCTCTAACAGCGCAAGTTGTTTTCAACAAACTAACACGATAAGGAATGACTATGCGTACAGATAAAATCTCATACGGAGAAGTTGCTGAATGGTTTACACGATGCCGTAACCCTGAGAAGGGTAGACCATTGCAGTCATGGGCACGTATGTTTAAGGTAGAGGGTAACTACGAACTGCGGTTAGGTAATGCTGTGGTAGGTGTATTCTCACCTGACAATAAGTTCACGTTTAAGTTGACCTCACAAGACGCAAGACGTTGTAGTATCACCCTTAGCCAAGCACTACAACGTGCTATCCCTTTCCTATGGGTACGTAAGGCTACTGGTAGGTATGTCATCAAGCCTACACCACAGTACGAGGAGTACAAAAAGCAACACGATAACCCACACCATTGGGACTACTTCCAAAAGATAGAGGGCTATGAACTATTCGATGGCTTACAGTTCGACCTTGATACCTATGAACCTATCAATGCTAAGCCATTGCTAAAAGATACCGAGGTAGACCAAGAGAACAAGCTAACATGGCTACGACAGTTGCGTAAGTTCAAGCAAGCTATCAAGGTACGTGCTCGTATGGGTGTACTGGAATCTTTGATACAACAAGTTGATAAAGAACGTACGGGTATATCCCGACATGATTGGGACATGCCTAACTGGGAAAGTGAAGCGTGGCAAGATATGCTATACACTTCTATCAAAGATAGTGAATGTTCTACCGACCTACTAAAAGGTATCATCAAGTCAGTAAGTCGTGGCTATTATCAAACGCAAATATCTGTTAAGGAAGTAGTAGCTGAAGCAGATAGGCTATGTACTACGTACAGTCTTGACCTACGTAGAAAGTTCGGTGTGTATAAAGAAATAACCTAAGGAGATGTGATGACTGATACCCTCAAACGTGATGGTGCTTACTCTCAATTCATTGGTAGCGTAGCTACTGAAGAAGATGGTGGGTGGAGTAAAGAAGTATGGGATGCTTCATGGGCAGAACAACAGAAGGACATTGACCTTTTACATGCACGGGTCAAGTTGTTGGAAGAAGAATGTGCATGGCTTAACTCCGTAGGAAAAGATAAATGAAAAAATCTAAATCAATGAAGGTAGCAGAGTACTTCTTGGCAAACCCAAGTGCAGTACCTAAAGTTGTTGGTGCTAAGTTCAAGGTGGCTATGCCATCGGTGTATGCGATACGCAAGCGTGTGCTTAGTGGGTCTATGTTGGGTCGTATCAATGACCAAATCACTGATGCGGTAACGCAGAGCAAGCCATTCATACCAAGTGCTAAAGCTGATGGCTTACAGATAGGCGGTGACCACTACAAGAACATGGGTGTACAACCTTGGGTAGCTATGGAATCATGGATGACACCCGAACAATTCGCAGGTTTCCTACGTGGTAACGCAATCAAATATCTTGCACGTTGTGATGTTAAGGGTGGGATAGACGACATCAAGAAGGCACGGCACTACATCGACAAACTTGTTGAGGTAAGAGGTGACGATGTGTAACCTATCGTTTTTTGGCGGTATGTTGGTAGGTGTAGGTGTCACACTTATACTTTTATTAGCCGCCATATGTGTCGTATTGCACTACGCAAAGGACTAACGATGCGTAAGCGTAGTAGCTACCGACCCAAGAGAGTGTTAGTCAATCCAGTGGGGTATGTGCTAGAAAGCATGACCCCATTGGGTAGCCATGACGATACCCTCATCAACCTAAAGCTGAAGCACCACTATGCGATGACTGCTTTGACCCAAGGTAAGGCAGAGAAGGATGACATGGACAAACTTATTGGCATGGCTAACATGACCGAAGCCTTGTTCCGCTTGGGGTTTGGTACTGAATACAAAGACATCAGCACGTTAGGTAGTTCTGCGTTGCTTGCGGTATCCCGTAGGGGGGCTGAGAGTAATCGGTTTATCTTGAAGGCAGATGAGATGAGTGCACTCAATGAATTGGTTGAGTTGCACGACGCACAGCTAGAGGTTATCAATGTCAAAGATGTTGAGAGAGCAATTGCCCTAGTCGAGAATGAGCGTAAACAAAAACGCATGACGAGCATTATTGAAAGGACATGATATGGACATCGTAACCATAGACTTTGAAACGTACTACGACAAAGACTTCAGTCTATCGAAGATGACCACCGAGAGTTACATCCGTGACCCAAGGTTTGAAGTCATCGGGGTAGGCATCAAGGTCAACAACTACCCGACCGACTGGTATACAGGCAGTGACCCTGCCAAGTTTTTAAACTCACTGGACTACAAGGACAAGGCAATCCTCTGCCATCACACTGCGTTCGATGGGGCTATCTTGTCATGGCACTTTGGCATCAAGCCAAAGCTATGGCTCGACACTTTATCTATGGCAAGACCACTCCATCAGATGACTGTGGGGGGTTCGCTCAAGGCACTCGCTACTTACTATCAGTTGGGTGCTAAGGGTGAGGAAGTTATCCAAGCATTGGGCAAACGTAAAGTAGACTTCACACCTGACGAGATGGCTAGGTATGGTGAGTACTGCAAGAACGATGTGGAATTAACCTACAACTTGTTCAAGAAACTGAGCAAGGGGTTTCCCACCAGTGAGTTGATGGTCATTGACCAAACATTACGTATGTACACCGAGCCTGTGATTGAACTTGACAGGGAACTCTTACAGAAACATCTTGAGGAAGTCATCGAACGCAAGCAGTCTTTGATTGATGACCTTGGCTTGACTGGTATTAGTAAGGACACAGTTACCAAGACTTTGATGAGCAACCAAATCTTTGCGAAGTATCTTGAGAACTTGGGTGTTGACCCACCTACAAAGATAAGTGCAAAGACAGGCAAGGAAGCCTACGCTTTTTCAAAGGCAGACAAGGGATTCACAGACTTGTTGGAACATCCTGACCTGCGAGTACAGAACGCGGTCTCGGCTCGGCTCGGAGTGAAGTCCACACTAGAAGAAACTCGCACCCTCAATTTGATTGGTGTGTCCGAGCGAGGTCGCCTGCCAATCATGCTCAACTATTATGGTGCGCACACAGGCAGGTTTTCGGGGGGTGACAAGCTGAACTTGCAGAACTTACC